TCAGGCGCCGTAGCCCTCCCGCAGCTCCACCTTGCGGACCTTGCCGCTGACCGTCATCGGGAAGGAGTCGAGAACCCGCAGGTGGCGCGGGACCTTGTAGTGGGCCAGCCGCTCGCGGCAGTACGCGGCGATCTCGTCCAGGGTGGGCGGGTCCGCCGGGTCGCGCGGGATGACACAGGCCAGGATCTCCTCGCCGTACCGCTCGTCCGGCACCCCGACGACCTGCACGTCGGTGATCTTGGGATGCCGGTACAGGAACTCCTCGATCTCCCGCGGGTACACGTTCTCACCACCGCGGATGATCATGTCCTTGATGCGGCCGACGATCTCGACGTACCCGTCCTCGCGCATCACCGCCAGATCGCCGGTGTGCATCCAGCGCCCCGCGTCGATGGTCTCGGCGGTCCGCTCCGGCTCGTCCCAGTAGCCCAGCATCACGCTGTAGCCGCGGGTGCACAGCTCGCCCGGCTCGCCGCGCGGGACGGTGACGCCGGTGGCCGGGTCGACGACCTTCACCTCGACGTGCGGCATGACCCGGCCGACCGTGCCGGTGCGCCGCTCCAGGTCGTCGTCCGCGCGGGTCTGGGTGGAGACCGGGGAGGTCTCGGTCATGCCGTAGCAGATGGACACCTCGGCCATGTGCATCTCGGCGACCACCCGCTTCATCACCTCCGCCGGGCACGGTGAGCCCGCCATGATTCCGGTACGCAGCGAGGAGAGGTCGTACGCGGCGAAGCCGGGGAGGTTCAGTTCGGCGATGAACATCGTCGGCACGCCGTACAGCGAGGTGCAGCGCTCCCGCTCGACGGCCCGCAGCGTCGCCTCCGGGTCGAAGGACGCCGCCGGGATCACCACGCAGGCCCCGTGCGAGGTGGCGGCCAGATTCCCCATGACCATGCCGAATGGTATGGGAACACCTATGGACTGTCCACAAGCCCATCAGAACACCTGCACGGCGTAGGATTCCGCCCAACATCCAAGGGGAGGCAACGCACATGGACGCTCAGGGGCGCACTGGCCGTATGCAGTGGGACGGAGCCGCCATCACAATCAGTCGGCGGTCTGGTGAGATCCGCGTACCGGTCGAGCAGATCAGCGCTGTGGAGTGGCACCAGGCGGGGGCGCTGTCCGTGGGCTGGCTCCGGCTGATAGTGCCTGGCACTCCCCCGCCGCGCGTGCAGCGCAGACCCGCGCAGATGGCACGCATTGATCGTTACGCCGTTGTGTTTTCTCGGGCGCAGCAGCCCGCGTTTGAAAAGCTGCGACACGCGTTGGGCATGTAGGCAGCGAAAAGCCCCACCTGATGTGACGTCAGGTGGGGCGTCTTGTTGCTCGGGCCGCCTAGTTGCTGATCCAGATTGCAATCTGGATCAGCAACCGCCGCTGACGGCAGGCAGGCCGTAACACGACGTGGGCATCGGCCATGAAGGCGGGTAACCGAGTGGCCGGTGCTCACCCATCGAGATGAGACTAGTGGGGCAGACTTCGCCCTGTACGGCAAACCGGAAGCTCCGCCCTGGTTGATCACTGGGCGGGGTTGACTAGTTGGTGCCGTACAGGGGTTCTTTGCAACCTGTTGGGCAGTGGCCCCGCACTTGTACCTCTGGGAGTCCCTTGCCGGACTCTTGCACAGCTTCGCGGACAGTGATGACTAGCGCAGCACCACAAGTTCGGCACTGCCGGGGTTGGTCGCCACTGTCCTGTACTGCCGCCTGAAGAATGCGATCAAGGCTTGCGTCGCCATCCATTGAGGTTCCTCCGTGTACCCGGGGTACCAGCGGTAGCTACACACCATGCACGTCCACGCTCCGCCACCAGTGGAAGTGACGTTAGTGCTTCCGCACTGCGGGCAAGCCATCCTTCTACTCCTTCCGCTCGATTGGGGTACAACGGGCCCTGAGGAACGCCCCTCAGGGCCCGTCGCTGGTACCGCCTACCGGATGCACACCGGATCATGGGCGGCCATACCGCGCGGGCAAACGATCAGAAAGCCGCGCGGGGTCTCAGGGTTTGTGGCCCGTGGAGTGCTGTCGAATGGCTTCGGTTGCTCTTTGCACGTCCGCAGGGCGGCCCGACATGTGGGCGGCGGCTCGCTGCCTGCTCGCCTCAGTGCATGTTGGACAGTCAGGCATTGGCACCGGTTCGAGCCTAGGTACGTACACCGATGGATTCACGCGCGCCGACCACCAACCGGGGTGTCCAGAACGCGAACACGTGCCTCCTCTTCGCGGGTCAGGTGCCTGAGCCTTTCCGGCGGTACAGCCCATTCAGTTCCGCCGCCGGGAGGACGTAGGTACACGCTCCCCGCGTATCGCTCTTGAATCACTCCGACTTTGCCGGTTGCGGTGTCTACCGCGTACCGCGTGCCATCGTCACGGGGCATGATCACTCCTCCGTGTAGCGGAATCACTACCAGGTACCTTGAGGTTCCCCTACACTCACAAAGTCTTCAACTTGCGCCTTCTGTTTAGGGAGTTGAGTGGCCATGGTCAACCGCAAAGATCTAGACCCCACCGCTTCCCCCCGTGCTCGGTTTGGCCAGCGACTACGGGAGCTGCGCGACGAACGGGGATGGACCCAGGATGAGTTAGCCGAGCGTATGGGGTGCTCAGGCACGCACATTTCTGCGGTAGAAACTGGGCGCCGCTCTCCAACTCTTCGCTTCGCCGCAAGTGCTGACAGGGCGCTGGGAACGGGTGATCGGCTCCAACGGCAAACGCGTGCCGTCCGACACACAGCGCTGTTGGAGGGCTTCTCGGAGTACCTGACACACGAAGCGCGCGCCGCTGAGATCCGCCTGTACGAAGTGGGGGTGATCCCGGGTCTACTTCAGACGCCGGAGTACGCAACAACACTGGAAGCGGACGCAGTGCGGCGGCAGGCTATTACGCCTGATCAGGCACAAGAGCGAGTCGCCCTAGTAGCGCGTCGGCAAGCCGCCCTGAACCGCTTCCCGGTGCCCCTGCTCTTCGTCGTACTCGATGAGGGCTGCATCCGGCGTCCCATGGGCGAACCGTCCGTCATGGATGCCCAGCTAGAGCGCTTGATCAACTTCGCTGAGCTGCCCAACACGACCCTCCAGGTTGCACCGTTCAGCATGGGAGCCAGGCGCCCCTTCAACCTGCCCATAACCGTGCTGACAGCGCCAGACCGGACGCTGATGTCCTACGCCGAGTCATCGCAGCGTGGCCACCTGGAGCGCGAATCCCCTTCGGTGCTTCCCCACTTGACGGCTTACCATCAGCTACAGGCTGAGTCGCTGTCACAGGCGGCTTCGGTCGCCATGATCCAAGAACTTCGAAAGGGCACCCCGTGACAACTGATAGCCCCCAGTGGGTCAAGTCTTCGTACAGCGGCAATGGTGGCCAGTGTGTAGAGGCTGCCCTGAACCTTGCCAGCACTGGCGTTGTTCCCGTGCGGGACAGCAAGCAACCTGAGGGTCCGTCCCTCATGCTGGCGCCGCAGGCCTTTGCTGGGCTTGTGCAGTTCGCCAAGCAGGCCTAGCCACCTGAGCCCCGCCAGCCTGACACAGGGCTGGCGGGGCTTCGCCATGTCTAGGCGGCAGCTCTGTTCAGCAGTGAGGATGCCAAGCGGTTCCGGCGAGCGTCCAGCTTCACGGCATCACGCACGATGGGAAGGCGCCCTGAGCGTTCAAACCGTTGCGCGCCAATTAGCTGCCCAGTGGCCTCCCAGTAGGCCCGTGCGGCCACCCTCCAGCCGTCCAGGGGCTCACCGTGGGCTGCATACGTGTGGGCATGGTCGTCCCACACCCACTCAGCACGCCGCAGAATCAGACCAGTTACGCGACCACGGACCGTGATGCAGAACCGATCCGCCTCGCATGTCCGAATCATGCGGCTCATCATCGTGCCGTAGGTATTGACAACTGATGCGCACTCGGCTGCGTCGTAGACGTACTCTCGCGCCAGCACCGTTCCGAGTCTCGGCAACTCGCCCCAGGACCATCCGCCTGCCCCCCACGACACGGGAACTGCCAAGAGCACGTTGACAGTTGGTACCGGCGCAAGATCAATAAATGCGACCATGACCTAATCCCCCCTCAGATCTGGCCAAGTTGGATGGGCCAGATCGTATGACTCTCACGTACGTGTGGTCTAGAAGTGAACAGAGGTTGGCGGAGTATGTAGTTCCTGTGAAGGCGGGACGCGATGATCTACACCCAGCTTCCGAGCGAGCACACATTGTTACTCGAACACCCATACGAGCGCAAGGGAATATGCCCATACTTGACATGGACACGTCACGCTACCTACGCGAAAGAGGCCCCCATTTCTGGGGGCCTCTCTATGACTATCTACCGGCGCGTACGGCTGCACGGAATCGCTCCGCACGGTCTTCAGCAGGTCGCTTAGCTAGGCACTCTGCGATCTGCGAAGCCAACCAGGATGCGTCAGCCTCTGTCATGCGCAGTAGCTTCTGAATGCCCCCAGCGGTTGTCACCTCTGCTTCCAGCACGTGGAAGTCACCTTCCAGTCGCATGGCCACTGCCCCTACGCTGCGGATTGAGTCGGCGTGTCGCACCTCAGTTGCTCCATGCGCTCTCATATCCGAACAGACGAGCCACACGATCAGCCTCGCGCTGAATGATCTCGCGGAACTCGGCCAGCTCAGCCTCTGTCATTTCAACCCCGCAATCCCTAGGGTCGTAGTAACCAAGGGTATTCGCGATCCCGTTCATGAGAGCGTCTTGAGCCTTCCGCTTGAGTTCGGTCCGCGTCATCTTCGGCATGGTTCCTCCAGACGGTTACCTGAGCGCTTCGGCGCCGAGACCACTATGGGGCACGGCTACGCCTCAGCGCAAGCACCTACAGGAAACTGCATGTGGTACCTGAGAGGTAGGGGCACATGCAGTTTCCTGTACATGACCCGTTGCCCGCGATCAGAAGTCGTCGCCAGCGAGCCACTCTGTCAGCCTGAGGATGTCGTCAGGCTCGACGCCCTGCGGCACGTTTGCTCGAATCAGTGCTGCCGCAATCGTGTAGACGTCCACCCGATCGGCCAGACGGGAGACGGCCGTAGGCTCATCCACGGAAGCGTCAATCTTGGCCATATCTAGCGCCCTCTCAGGCATTGCAGCACACGAAGGCTGATCTTCAGGTCGGCTGCCTCGACTCCATGCAGGTTAACCACGCTGGTGGTTTCACCTTCGGCGTTTAGCATCTCGAACTCGGTCATGCCGTGGGCAAGCTCAGCCACATGGACGCTGTAGCCGTTTGTCAGGGTGTACCTCATACCGTCACGCTCTCTTTTTCACGTGCGCCAAATGTTGCTGCCCACTGAGCTAGCGTCAGCGTGCCCTTAGACGTGTTACAGGGTGCGCAAGCCGGGAGCACGTTCCGAAGAACGTCAGTCCCGCCCTTCGCGATGGGCTTGATGTGGTCTAGGTGCTCCGCTGGCGCGTCACAATAGGCACAGCGGGTTCCCCATCGGGCCATGACGTCAGCGCGCCTGTACGGGACTTCCCTTACCCTTCGGTGTGCCCAGTACAGGGCCGCGTAGCTCACTTGCGACCGCCACGACCGAGACGCTCCGCAGCGATAGCGGTCAGCTCTTCAGCCTCTGCGTCGTCGCGGGCCACTGCCTTGATGTAGCGCTTGGCGAACGTCTTGTGACCCTTCACGCGGGCATCACGCGCCGGAATGATCCCCAGCCCCAGCGCCGCAGCCAGCCCGGGAAGGTCACCGGCTTCGCCCGTACCGAAACACTGTGCTCCGCCGATTCCGTAGGAGAGTCGCAGCGCATTCGCTTGGTTGTCACTCATGGAATCCAGCACAGCATTCACGGTGGCTATCTTGGCTGCGCGATCTTCGCCGTTGAGGTCTTCCGCCGTTACCAGGTCACCCGGCACGCCCCATGGGCTAGTCAGGTTCGTGTCAGACCACGGCAGCTCAGTCTCAGACATCTGACTGTCCAGCGACGTTGTTCCCTGCCACGCCAGGCGGGCCGCACGGGCACGGTCAGCGCCGAGCCGTATTCCCTTGGGCGGAACGCTCTGGGCGAGTTGCTCAGCAAGGTGCTGGTCACCATCTGCCCGTTCGAGCATGGAGGCAAAGACCTTGATTGCGTCCTTGTCGATTCCGGCGTTCATCTCGCTGCGGCTCTTGTCCTTGAGTCTGTTGTCCATGGACGAGTACATGAAGGCGAAGAACGAATCGACCGTTTCGCCAGCGAAACGGGGCAGCGCCTCCCACAGCGCCAAGCTGGCTTCTTGCGAGGCATCTTCGTAGTGGTCACTGAAGTGTGAGCCAGTGAGCTTCATGCGGTTGGCTGCGGCCCTTGCCAGCGTGGCTATTCGGCCTTCGAGGGCTTCAAGCACCGCCTTGATCCCGTCAAGGTCGTTGCGCTGGGCTGCGTGGATGAGGTCCATGTTCAACATGGCTGGTTCCTTCCGTTCGCTGGTCTCAGATGGAGAGAGAGCGAGTCGAATGCCTGGAAGGGGTTAGCCATCGGCCGGTAGACGAGTGACGTGGGTCACGGCATGGGGGTGCCCAGGGTCATCAGGTCATGGAAGGCGGAGCGGACTAGCCCCCTCAGATCGGGGGTTCCGCTTGTACGAAGGTCCGGCCGGAGCCTTCGTCGTCGCTGGGGTGAGTAGACGCTTTTTCCTGTAGGTGGTCAATAAGGTTCGCGCTTGAGCTACCCAGTAGACCCGTGCAAGGCAGTAGAAGTTGTTCGAAGATTCGAAGGCGTGACCCGGTTCGTCCCTTGGGATGACAGGGCGGGCATATGCCAAACCGGACGATGACCTATCGAACGAAGGTCGTGACCTTAGGCGGCTCAGCACCACAACCGATCAAAAAATCATGGAAACTGGCCGCTCCGCAGCCACTTGCAGTTTCCTGTATGTGACCTCTGCGTAACCAACCGATCAGCAGAGAGTCACACAGGGACTAGTTCAGGTCACACGTCGGCACCGTAGAGGCTGCCCCAACTACGCCGACCAATCTCCGCCTCAGCCTCAATGGGGACGCCGAACAGATCGAACGTCATAGCTTCGCGGATGGACTCGGCGAACGCCCCGGCATCAGCCTCAGGCACGCTGCACAAAACCTCGTCATGGATGGGCAGTCGCATGTACGGCAAAAGCCCCTGTTCCTCCATGTTGATGAGGCTTTGTCCCAAACAGTCGCGCGCAACGCTCTGACAGGCGTAGTTCACAACGGCGTACATGCGCTCTCTGTCGAGGGGCAGGCGCCGCCCAGTGACGCTCAGGTGCACCATGCCAGTCTCGTACGCTTCGCGCTGCCAGCGGTTGGACATGCGCTTGACTTCCGGGTACACGCGGTCATACGCGGCAAGCGCGCGCCTTACCTCTTCCATGGGCGCGCCGGTTTGCCGCTGAATGGTCGCAGCCCCTCCCCCGTACACCTTGCCGAAGGCAATTCCCTTGGAGATCTTCCGGTGCTTTGGGGTGAAGTCTTCGCCGAATACCATTCGCGCTGTGAAGGAATGCAGATCCTCGCCAGCGTTGATGGCCCGCTTCATCTGCGTCACATCTGCCAGCGCAGCAAGCACGCGAAGCTCAACCGCAGCGAAGTCGGTCGAGACCATTACGTGATTTGGCTCCGCCAACAGACAGCGCCGGATCATGGCGTCACCGGATGGGAGCGTTTGCAGCGCCGGACGGGTGATGCTCATACGGCCCGTGCGCGCCTGCATTGAATTTATAAAGCAGTGAACGCGGCCCTCAGCGTCCGCAGCTCCCAAGAATGTCTGCGTGTATGTGCTGCGCCACTTTCCAGCCCGCTTGCTGCGCAGAATGGCTTCAGCGAGCGGATTGGGCTTTCGCAGGTTCAGGCGCTCACCTTGTAGGCTGACATCAGCAAGCGCACTCAGTACGGCCTTATCGACTTTCAGGGCTCCGCTGGCCGTGCGCTCCGTGAGGGTTTCCCCCATGCCCACCAGGGCTTCAGAGATTTGCCGAATGCTGTTGACACTGGATACTCCATAGCGGAGTGCCTGAGCTTCGAAATGCACAGCCTCTTCGCCTAGCTGCGCGTCCAGCGCCCGGGTGTAATCCACATCGAGCACCATTCCCGTTCGCTGCATGATGGCGCAGATGCGAGCTATCTCGTGCTCGTAGGCGATAAGGCGGGGTCGTACGTCCAGCTTCGCCAGCTCAGCGTCAAGGGCCACGTTCAGGCGCGCTGTCAGTAGCACGTCCAGACCCGCGTACAGAAGATATGTTGGGTGCTCCAGCGGAATGCCAGCCCATCCCGTGGCCTTCGTGAGCTTCAGCGACCGGAAGACAGCCGTCAGGTCACCCTGAGTGTCAGGCGAAGCCGGATCAATATAGTAGGCGCTGAGCGGCTTGAGGGCAGTACCACGTCCACCTTCTTGGGGCTGACGCGGGTCAACAAGTCCGGCCTTTAGCCGAGTGTCTACAGTGCGTGGCGCCAGGCTCTCAATGGGCATGTCCGCGTGGCGATCCAACACGGCCCAATCGAACGGCGCGTTGTGGATCAGAAACTGTTGCCCGTGATGCAGGGCCCACTCAGCGGTGCCAGCATGGTAGCCGCCGTACTCGTACAGAAGCACCCACGCGTTAAACCGGTCGCCAAACTGCACTGTCCGCAGTCGATACCCGGGCGAATAGATGTCGAGCCCCGTAGTCTCTGTGTCAAGCGCAATGGGTCCAGCGTCGTTAGCGCGCTTAAACCACGCTTTGAATTCCTGCAAGTCGGCGTAGCTCTCAGGCACCTTGACTGTGACCGATGAGCCAGCGATCTCGTACGGGTATACCTTCATACCGCCTCTTTGTGTGCAGCAAAAAGGGGTCACATACAGTTTCCTGTACATGACCCCTTCTGCGTGTTGTGTTAATCCTGGGCGAAGATGCCCGGACCCGATGGCTTCGCAGTGCTCTGCGCAAGCCGGATTCCTACCAGCGCCATACCCTTAGCCACGCGCACCCGCTGAATGCCACGCTCTTCCATGGCTCCATAGAACGCGCGACGCGACCAAACTTCCTTGGACGGAAGGCCTTCAGCTTCACACCAGTCGCGGTAGCAGTTGTAGGCTTCCGCCCCATCCAAGCGGGCACCATCGTCACGCGTCAGCACCCCAGGAAAGAAGCCAGCCAGCGTGTCTGACGTTTCCTTGTACTCTCGCGTAGCTGCACTAATGCACTCAGGGTCGGCCAAGCCTTCGGCAAACCAGCGGGCTGCACCTCGAACTGCCCACGCTGCAATGCCCTGTGCTTCCGCCATGAGCTTTTTGTCAAGGTCGTGGTCACGCTCATGCGGAGCAAAGAACCGCTTGAAGGGGATCATTTTCACGCGTCGCCAAAGCCCGTCATCCTGCCCCCGGAATTTCGGCTTGTGATTCGTCGCCAGCATGAGCAGAAAGGACGGCTTGAACTCGAAGAATTCCTGCCGAAGGAAGCGGGCCGCGATCATGTCCTTACCCGTGACCCGCTTCAGAACCGCTTCGCTCATAGGCTTGCCTGACTCGCCCTCAGAGGCCATAACCAGCCGGGCCCCGCGCAACGCGGCAATATCGTTCGGGATTCCTCCGCTGGCCTTTTCTTCGAAAGTGGCGAACGGCGTAGTCTTCGACACGCTTCGAAAGACCTCAGACAGCGTGTCAGTAAGCACACTCTTGCCGTTCGCACCTTTGCCCCAGAGCACAGCGAAACACTGCTCATCGGTATACCCCGTGACGCCGTACCCGCAGAGGCGCTGAATGTACGGCACCAACTCAGGGTCATCGGGAAAGATTTCCGCAAGAAAGTCCTCCCAACGAGGACATTCCGCTGAAGGTTCGTATTCGAGATCAAGGCAGTACGTAATCATGTCGCTCTTCGCATGTGGTCTCAGGCGCCCAGTGCGAAGCTCAACGGTGCCATTGCGAAAGCTGAGCAGATCCGGGCGAGCATCAAAGTCGCCAGCGGCCACATACACCGATGGCACGGCTTTCAACTCAGTCATTAGGTCGTCTATCCGCGATGTGGTCGCGAACGGTTTCGCCTCTTTGACCTTGCCAGCGAGCATGAGAGCAGCGGCCATGCGGTGGATTTCCTGCCGCACCTTGACTTGGCTCGGCTCCCAGACGCGCCCGTTCCAGACATAGAAGCCGAGCCCCTTTGCCCAGCGAATACGTCCGTCACACCAAGCAACCAGCGCATGCGCATTCATGGCGTCCGTGTCGCCGTAGCGTTCCAAGAGCCCCGCGAGAATACGCGCCGCTTCATGACCCTGATCACTCGACACAATGTCTGCGCCGGTTGCTTCGTTCAGTTCCTCGCTGACGGCTTCGCGCTGGGCTTCGCGGGCATCTGCTACAGGCTTCGCGCCCTTGACCGCCTTGTGCAGTGCCGGGGCAAAGATTAGCGGGTCTGCCTCACGCCACGCTGTTAGATCAGTCTTCGGGCCATAGTCGGGTATGCGCAACTCGAAGACCGGAGTGCCATAGGGCTTAAGTCCTTCGGCCAACAGCCTGTTGAAACGAAGCCCAGCTTCGTCATTGTCCCCACATGCGATGATCTGAGTACCGCGAAGCCCTTCGGCAAGCTCAGCTAGCAACTCCGGGCTACCCGCCAGCGCAGCACCCCGAACCATAACCACGTCGTAGCCGACTGCAACCGCTGTAAGGCCATCTCCGGGCCCTTCGGTCACCAGCGTGACCCCGTAGCCACCCTGTCCATGGAACACGCCGTAGGGTGCCCAGCGTCGCCCCTTCGGATTCATCAGGGATACCCAGCGCCCGGGGCATTCGCCGCTGATATCCCGACCCTGCAAGCCGCGAGGCACACCGTCAAAATCACATAGTGGAACTACCAGGCGCGGAAAACGATCAAATGCATCGCTGGTGTAAGCGAAACCAGTACCCTCGTCATATCCCAGCCCCAGCCCCACGGCATCATCTACGGAAAGCCCGAACCGCCGACTCATGTAGTCAATGGCTCGCTTGCTATTTGGCAACCGCGTTGTGGACTCATCCACGTACATGGCCAAAGCCGCAATGTGCGCAATGCCCACCATCGCAGGTCGCTCCTTTGGCACTGTTGCCCCTTCCCCCTCAACATCGAAGAAGGCAGAAGATCTCAGCCCAGCCGCGCCAGCGATAGCGTCAAAGGTGCAACCCGCTCGGCAATGTACCCGAACTTTGTTGTCATCCCCCCGCCAAATCCGAAGAGACGGACGGGAATCACTGTGCGCCGGACACGCCGCAAGGTAACCCCCGTCCGCCTCTTCGCTCACTTCGCTGAATCGGTCAAGGATGTCCCTGAACAGCATGATTGACCCCTCTCTTTTGATTTCAGCGATAGGAGAGGCAGTCGGTAGCGCGCTAGAAGGGGTAGCCGTTACCGGGCGTCTCGTCGCGCTTGAATGTCAGCGCCCATTCCGCCAGCGTCTTAGCACCCTTGGAAAGGTTGCAGCGTTGACAGGCAGGCACAATGTTGCGCTCCGCATCCACCCCGCCCCTACTCAGCGGGCGAACGTGGTCAAGATGGGTGGCGTGGGCACCGCAATAGGCACAGGCATAACCCCAGCGCGTGAAAATGGCGGTACGCGAATACGCCTCATGGACCACGCCATACGCCTCTGCACGCCGCTTATGGGTCAGCCTGTGACGCTCATCTGGCGACAGCGACCGGTAATAGCCCTTGATGTGCTGCTGTTGCTTTTTGCGGCGACACGTGGCGCAAGCAGAGCTTGGTTTCTTGGCTTTGCCTGCCAAAAACTGTTCAGCGGGTTTGGCCCGCCCACATAGCCGACAGATTTTCATTGCTACGCACCTGCCAGAACGGCCATCCATAGACCGAAGAACATGAGCCACGTCACTGCCACTACGACGAAAATGACTAGCACTGCCTTGAGTGTTTCAAGCATGAAACCACCTAACGTCAGCGCCCCGCGCAATGGCTGTGGCCAGTGCATCGGCGTAGCGTGTCCAGTCCTTGCGCTGTCGCGCGTCGGCTTGCAGCCAGATTGTGTCACCGTGCCCCAATTTCCGAAGGTCTCCCAGCGCTGGGGCTGTGTCATGCGAGACGCGCCTGTCCACCTACGGTTTCCTGTATGTGGTCACCGCTGACACAGCCCCTTGACAACAACCAGCGTCATTGCGAATGCCTCAGCGGGAGAGAATCCCGCGAAGATGTACGCGTCATAGAACTCGCGCATCTGCACGGCATGCTTGCGGCATTCGCTAAACGGATCGTTCATACGGCGAATCCGGGGGTGATCAGTCGCACGTGCTCCGTGGTGATCCATTGTGGCGTCAGCGTCTTGCGCCTGGTGAAGCCGGATTCCGTGCCCGTGGGCTGAATATGCAGTACGGGAATCAGCACGTTGCCGACACCCTCAACGGATGTGCTGCGTGCGGTGGCTTCCAGCACGATTGCGTCAGCTACACGCACCCGGTTGCCCTGTCTGGCCGAATAGGCCACGAGGTCACCTGCATGAAGCTCTTCGCCTGCATAGTCGGTTACGACCCCTCTTTTACCCATGGGTTACTCTCCGCTCAGTTCTGCAAGAAGGGTTTGTACCGCAGCGTCTTCCTTCGCGGTAGACGTCTCGTACGTGATCAGCGCTTTGAGGCCGCGCAAAATCAGCGCAAGTTCCTCGTAGGACGCTTCGAGCACAATTGAACTGGTCGACAGCTTCGCCATACTTCCTCCCTAGCTTCCTACTGCCTCAGGCCCGGCACCCGCGCGACAGCGCAAGTGCCGGGCAATCGGCGGAGCTCTTAAAACTCAGGGAAGGCGTCAAGCGTGTCAGGCTGCGCAGGCTCCCGCTCATCAAAGTAGGTCGACAGAATCGAAACGTCAGCGACAACGTCAGTCCGCTTAGCCTGCACATTCTTCGCTGTCACACCCTCAAAGTGCCTGACAGCATTTCGTGCCTGTGCCGCGCCACCAGCAATGACAAGGGCGCTGACAAACTCGCCAGGCTGAACGTCGTCAGTGCGGGAAACCGCATAAAGGGCCATAGCTTCGCTCCTAGTGTTAGCTGTATTCGGGATCGCCAATAGGCTCAGGGTCGGTGCTCAGGAATCCGCGCCGGGCACGCTCAGAAAGTACAGTCAGGCGCTGGCGCGGAGGAAACTCCCACAAGGGGCGCTGAACAAGTTCGTCCGGCGCCGCCTTGAAGAGTTGTGCGTCTGTGGTCACGCACTCTTCAGAAATGGTTGTCCACTGTGCCATTAGCCTTGCTCAGCGCTCTTCGCCGATGGCATCGTTGTAGCTGCCGAGCACAGTAATTACCGGCTTGTGATAGCTCACGCGGCCGAACTTTGGCGAGTCATATTCGACATGCTCAAGCTTCAGCTCACACAGCGCGGGGCCATCCACAGCGTCTAGCGCATCCTTGACTTCGTGAATGACCTCAGCCAGCGTCCAGGCAGTGGCGATCATCTTGCCCACGCCCAGCTCATAGCCCAGACCAGCGAGCCGGAAAGTCACGTTGATGGAGGGTGCCGGACCGCGCTTCTTCTTGGCCCGCTCCTTGCGCTCAGTCATCAGCTCGGGGCAGCCGCACGGCTCTCCCTTGTCTTCAGGCAGAAGGGAGTACTGGCCATCACACTCGTGGATGGGGCCGACCGGACCCCAGAGAATGAGTTTGTCCTCAATGGCTGCGCTACCGTCGATGACGATTTCAACCGCGTTGGCTTCAGTAAGGACATGCAGGTTCATGTCCTTCGTTGCGTCGTACTCTTCGGGCGTGCCGCCGTACAACTCAGCAATGCCAGCGGCTATGGCCGGGTCGTCGGTCAGCACGCGCCAGGCGCTCAGGCTTACCGGCTTCTTGTCGCGCTGCATACCGGACCGGAACTGAAAGGCCGGACGCTCGAACGATGTAGTCTCGCGCTTTACGGGCTTAGCGTCGGGGTCGGTGTCGAAAATGCGAAGAGCCATGCGGGCCGCCTTGTCTGTGAGAGTGATCAGAGGGGCGGAGCAGGGTCACCACGTCTTATGGCTAGTGCGCCAGCGCGGGCTATTCCTGCCGCTCCGTCCCCCTTCAAATGGGCTCTAGCGAGTCGAATGCCAGCCGCTACGCCTCCCACTTGCCCGCGTCGTTGTTGTCTAGCGTGACCTTGCTGACGCTGCGCGAAGCCGTGTGATAGACGCAGATGCCCTCAGGGCGCATGAAATGCGGTGCGGCAACTGACCCAGACGCAGCAAGGTTCCCCAGCGCTGTGCCAATCGCCTTTTCGCTGAACATGCCTACGTACAGCGTCGGAACAACACCCAGCGTTGCGGTACCAACCGTTTCCCGAATACCCGCATACCGCTCTGTGTTGAATAGAGAGAAGCTGCGCAAGTCGCGGGCATAGCCTCGCTGAATTCCTTGGCCCCACCATTCGCCGAAATGCAACCCTTCCCCGAGCAGGGTCACGAGCTGTGCGGCATTTTCGTAAACCCATGCGGCAAAACCGAAATTGTCGGTGGTCTTGCCGGGCGTGATGATGCGCTTGCGGCTCTGTGCAGAAACTATGTACCGAGTGCCACCCACAACAGTGGTGTACGCGGTACCTGGGTATGGCGACTGCGCGCGCTTATCAAAAGCGCTGATATGGATTGCTGCGTTCGTGCCGTCCAGCTTTTCCGTGACGATGATGTCCCGAAAAAGGCGAGTGGTCTTGGGCCATGCAACGAACTCGTGCATCGTCTCTCCTCGCGTAGCCATCTGCCTTCAAAGGGAGCTCTAGCGAGTCGAATGACAGGCTGCGCCGGACAGAAAAAAGCCCCCGGCATCCCACGAGGGACACCAGGGGCTCACAACGGGCTAGGCGCGGCGCTGAGTACCAGTAGCCACGCGGGAGGCTGCCAGCGGGGCACCCAGAGCCTTACGGCTGCAACTCTGCTCCCAATCAAAGGTCTGGCGCAGGTACACGAAGTGGCTGAACGCCTCAGCGAGCTGCGGAGCATACACAGGATGCAGCGTCCAGCCTTCCGGCGTGATGTGAAGTACGACTGCGCCGCTGAATGTGGGCATGCGCTCTTCAGCGCCAGACGGATCAATGAGCTTGTCAGCGCTGGCGTATGCCGCCATCTGAAGTGCGACGCTGGGCCACACGCTCTTGGATGTCTTCCAGTCAGCTATGACGTTTACCCAAACGGCCGCACCACTGGCATTGGCAGGGTCCATCGTCCATGTGCCATCAGCGTTTGTGACCACGCGCAGCCGCAGCCAGGCATCAAAGCTGCCCGCATAGCGGTAGGTGTCGGACCATGCGACGTCCTCAGCGCGCACAAGCTCCGGCCGCACACGCTCCAAGAAATCGGCAAATCCCCGCCGGTACGGCTCTAGATCAGGGTGTACCCGCCCAATGGGCTCACGCCGAATCTGACGCTCAAACAGGTCGTGTGCCTGGCTGCCAATCTTGCTCCGCGCGCTGGTGTATCGCGGGGCAGCGCCAGCAAGGTACTTCTTGGCCCCTTCGCGGTCGCGCTCAGCCATGGCAGCGATGAAGTCCAGCGAGTCAATGGCAAGCTCAGCAGACATGTTCGCGTACCAGCGCTGAAGGAACGGCTTAGGCAACATGTCCACGATGCGGGTAACGCCCGGGTACTTGGTGTCCGGCTCCGCTTCCTTGTAGTAGAAGCGGTTCTGTCCTGGCGTGGTCTTGATCGGCATGTGATCCCCTTTCGAAGAGGATCTAGCGAGTGGAGTGCGCATGTAGGAATGTAGTTTTGCGGGGTACTTCTGTTTTCCTATAGGGTTTTCTAAGGGATTACAGAAACAGGGTCTGTAACTACACTTCTACATCGCGGCGCTGTGTAGCTCGCTGAAGCCATGCGAAAGCCCCGCCCGACCACTGGGGCCGAACGGGGCTCAGAGCCGCTGAGGCGAGAACTACAGGGTTAGATCAACACGGAACCTGACCACGCTGACGATCGTGCCGAAATTATTTCGGGTTGCTGCGTCTACAGCGTCTCCGAGATGCTCCGTGTTGTCACAGGCGAAGAACTCAGCCGTTTCATGCACGTTGGCGTCACACTCGCTCTCTCCCTCGGGGACTGTGATACGCACGCCATACCGCATGGGCCCGCCAGCCTTGCCACAGGTATAGCAGTCCCGCTCACCCTCGTACCGCTCTTGACCCTGCACACGTGTATTCATTCCGGACCTTTCTGTTTCCCTGTGAGTCGAATGACTACAGCAGAGCCCCGGGGCACTGTGAGTACGATCCGGGGCTCTGGGTGACTATCCGTCAAATGGTGGCCTTGAGCATTTCCTTAGCCAGTTCGATGATGTTCTCCAGACGCTCCCGCTCCTTGGTTCGCACTTCGTCAGACGCTGCGGCGATCTCTTCAGCGCTAAAGTGCTTTCCAACCTTCTTTGCTGCTGCTTCCAGAACATCTACAGCAGCGGTCAGCTTGACGTCCGGGCTTTCAAGCTCGGCCGCTGACTTGGGCTCCAGCATGGCAGGCTCAAACTCGACCAGCGCCCGGAGACGCGCGGGCAGAGCATCTAGAACGAGAACTCCGTCATTCTTCTTGATGTGGTACTCGATGGCGTCACGCTCACTAGCCCCGATGAGACTGGTGTTGTACTGGTCGGCCACCCAGCGCGACGCCGGTACATCGTCGGGCTTACCCTTGAGTACAGCAGCGAACCGCTTACGGTCCGCCTGTGCCTGTTCGTTGTCGCTGTCGAGGTTGCGGAGCCTCTGTGCGCGCACATCGGTCCGCTTCGCCTGTACGAGACGCCAGAGCTTTTCTAGCTCCTTCTCGGCGTCGTACGCGTCCATACCAGAGCGGGCCAGCGCTTCGCCTGCCGCTTGCTTGAGCGCGCCGGAAGCCTTCTTGGCTTGGTCGCTGTCTCCCATCACGTCGGGCAGATCCTTCGAGTTGGGAATCAGCGTCCACATGTCGAAACCGATGGTCGCGATTTCCTCCGCCATGGCGCTTGCCTTGACGTGAAGCTGAACGCCCTCAACGACCTTCTCGGCGCCAAGGTTTACCAGCTCCTGCACACCCTCAAACTGGTCGTAGGTCTTGACCGGCGGGGCCTCTTCCTTCGGAGCTACGCTCTTACTCTTAGCCTTCGGCTTTTCCTGCACGGTGGCAGCCGCTCGCCAGTCATCACGCGCCTTCTTCTTGGCCTTGATGCTGTCCTTGCCGCGCAGGCTTGTAATCAGCGCCTCAGTCTCGGCCCCGAGCTCTTCGAGCGCTTCGACGTTCTCAGCCTCAGCCAGCGAAGCGGCCCGCTCGATGTTGGCTGCGATCTGCTCAAGCGTAGCTTTACCTTCGGGCGTGTTGATGTCGTTCTTTTCCGCTGCCATGGTCTCTCCTTCGTCGGTTGCACTGTCGGTGCTGACAGTAGCAGATTTGCGACGCTCAGCGTAGGTAAGGCACGTTTTGCACGTCAGAGGCGCGTCGATGGTGCGGAACTGGGTCAAGTTCTGGTTCATGCCTCCGCCACGGCACAGCGGGTACGGGTGCTCTTCCTGCCCCGGCGTCATCGTGTGCACCTTGCCGCCGTTGTAGCTGACCACGTTCACTGATTCCGCCCCTTCGTTGCTGCGCTGACGCGTTACACACTACTGGAGCGCCAGAGGTGCTGTCCACATACAGTTTCCTGTAGGTGCCGAGAGTCCATTCTCGGCACCTACAGGACGACTGAGGATACTAGCTGTTGCGCTTGGCCATGAATTCTTCAACCGCCTTGCGTCCCCGCTCCTTGGCGGTTTCGCTGTTCATTTCGCTCCACCACCAGTGGGTGATCCGCTTCATGTCACGATCGGTCAGACCGTGTGTTTCACGGACCCAGTTCAGCAGCGGACGCAGCTTGCGAAACTTTTCTTGGTTTTCGCGCTGTCGGTCAAGGCGCATCACAACGGCGTACTCAAGGGCAATCTTCTGTACGTCATCACGCGGAAGCTCAACTTCATGTCCGCCCTCAATGGGCACCCACATCATTTCCACATCCTCATGGAAGGCCACCCAGCACTTAGCGGCAGCTAGCGCCATGTCCTCCATGTAGAAGGCAGGGGTTCGATGCGCAACGCGGTCGCCAGCGCTTACTGTGGCGTAGTACTTGCCGTCAATTTCCGTGGTCTTCGTGTTCATCGTCCCCACCCCTTCGCTGACGTGCTGACGTGCTGACGTGCTCCAAGCTAGCGCAGGATCATGGTCTCTGTCCACATGCAGTTTCCTGTATGTGCCCAGAAACGACGAAAGCCCCCGGCACTCCGCTCAGGGAGTAACCGGAGGCTAAGCTCAGATACCTGCGCTAACCAGCGCGTCTAGCGCGTCAGGAAGGGCACAGCAACTCCTACCAGGGCTCCCAGGGTTGCGGCCACGCCAGATGCCCGCCATATGCGCTGCTCTACGGCGCTCAGGCGGACGTCAAGGCGCTCTAGCTCTGCTTGCGTGTCATCGTGCGCTAGGCGCTCTTCTAGGCGTACTACAGCGTCAGACAGGCGCCGCAGCTCTGCATAGATCTCAGTCGCTGAGACCCACGCCCCGCCCTCTTCCGGCGGAGCCATTAACCAGCGACCACCTTCGGAGCCTCCGGCGCAGCACTGGCGCTAGAACCGGTGAAGCTCGCAAGAGCCGTCAGCGCGGAAAGCACCGCAGCCGAACCAGCAACCGCCAGCGCCTGAGGCCAGCCCTGGTGAATGACGTTGGCGCCATCTAGGCCCAGCGCACCGACCAGGGTCTGAACGAACGTACGGGTAACCCGGACGCCAGCGTCACGAACGAAAGACTTGTTCATGGAGTTCCTCTCCTTAGGCCTTGACGGAAAAGCCGTGCGAAGCGCCCAGCTTGCTCAGCGAAGTCATGCCGGGAATACCGTCTGCGTCGCTGCCGCTGTACCCGAGCTTCCGCTGCCACTCGGCGTAGGCCGTAATGGTGGAAGAGCCGTAAGAGCCGTCAGAAGCGTAGGTGGCCGACAGAAGGCCTTCGGCGTGTAGCGCAGCCTCTACCAGGCGAACATCCGCCGCATGCGTCTGGTGCCCCTGAGAGGCGCCCGGATCGGTCTCAGCCGCAGCCACCACGTTCGACAGAGACACAACCGGCTTAGGCGCTGGCGTAGGTGTAGATCCGCCCGAAGACTTGCCACCATAAGCAGGGTCGGCGGAAACGATGCCCTCAGCGAAGCGCGGGTAACCGTAGCCGTACACGTAGTCATCGCGCCGCCTACGCGTCTGCCGATAAACTCCGTCGCCCTGAGCCGATCCGTTGTCGTTGGTGTTGCCTTCGACCGTGTAAATGTGCGTGTCGTCGAATCGGACCACGAGACCAGTATGCGAACCTCCGCCGGGCCCATAGAAAGCCTGAGCACCTACCGCAGGATATTCGCTGAATCGACCGATGGAGCGGAACCAGTCGACGCCCTCCGCGCAAGACGCGGTACGCGGATACAGCGCCGCATTGCCGGACACCATGGCTAGCCAAGACATGAACGTCGCGCACCAGGCTTCGCCATCCGACCAGGCTAGGCCGGGAACCTGCTCGGAATACTTCTGAATGTTGTTCCAGTTACCGTCAGAGTCACGGCCTTCGTGGTAGCCGACTTCGGCTTCAGCGGAATTGATGATTGCGGATGCACCCGACATATGGATTTCCTTTCGTTAGAGTTGCTTGACGCTGAGATTTACGATGACGCCAACCTGAAACGGCGTGCAGTCGCACTTGGGAAGCTCCGCCAGATTTGGAGCCGTACACGTGGCCTGGTGCCTCAGCGCCGCAAGGTCCATGGAGATCTCATGGGACGTGCAGGCGTAGACAGGTACCGTGCTGGATGCGTCGGCTGGATCAACCCGGGTCCATTGCAGATAGGCGACTTCGGGGCAGATTGCGCACTTAGGCACAGCGGTTCCTTACGGGTGAATGAACTTCACTGAAAGACTGCACCAGGGTCCACCATTGGCCGTTGAGGCAGCGGAGCTACACAGCACGTAGGTTTCTACGTAGTCCCCTACATTGAGCTGGACCATGGCAGGGGGCGACGAAATACCGTTGAAATGAGTCGACATGGGAGGCGTTTCTACCTCGCTACCTGGAATGATCGTGCCGTTTTTACCCACGTACACGGCCAACAGGGTGCCGCTGGTCGATTGCAGTGAGCCCGCGCCAATGACCTCGTACACGCCAGCCACCTGAGCCACATATCGGCTAGTGTTGGTGACTGTAGAATGTCCGCCGTAGCTGTCGAACACTTCGGTATCAAGGCCAATCGCTGTGAAGACACCAGCGGCTAGGGATACGGTGCTAGTTGAATACCCGAAGAAAATCGGCGGGTTTAGCACGAAGTTGATCGCATCCCGCACCTGTGCATTCCACAGCGCAGATGTCAGAAAATTGCCGGGCGCCGCAGTGCTCATTACAGGGATGGGCAGGTTGGTCAAAATGTCTCCTAGTACGAGAACGCCACGCTGTCGAATTTCGCAAGGCTGTCGAAGGCCGTTGGGCTGGAAGTCCCCGCCGGAAGAACCTCGTTGATGAGGTCACCCGCTGTGTGAGACTTCGTGGTTGCAGCGCTGAGGGTGATAACGGCGCTTGTCCAGCCCGGCGACGTCGCCCCGACCGATAGCACAGTGACCGTTTCGGTGTTCACGCTGCCCTGCCCTAGCGTCAGGGACGTACCCGCAGGAAGCTGCATAGCAAGGGGGTTGGTAGTGTCTTGCGAAGCGTTGACCGTGATCGAAGTGACGCCGGATGCGACCGTTGTTTTCAGCGTGGTGTGCCAGGCTGCGAATTCGCCGTACGGCTGAGGATCAATGGGCGAGCATTGCAGGGTGACGAAAGCTTCACCCTTGTCGTCTACACTCCATTCGATCTTTTCCACGAAGGCATCTATCTGAATGGTGGCTGCGCCAAGGGGTCGCCGCATAATGCGCACACGGGTGCCTAGTTCGAGGCTGAGGCACATGGGCCAGAGTGTCGGATTCGCCGAAGGATGGAGCCTCAGCGCTGACACACGAGCTAGCGGATTTCTGTACCGGCTTACGAGGTAGTTCGCCGCATCCTGGCATTCCAGCGCACTGGTGCTGTTCACATCACGCTGCATGGTGCGCGGAAAATAGTTGGTCTGCGATGTCGCGTCAGCACCAGTAAATATCTGATTTGTTGACGACTGCGTTACCTGCACGAGGTTAGCAAGGTGCGTCGGGTCAAAATCTAGCTCAACTTCTTCGTACGGGAACTCCCCCGCTGCCTCATTCTCGCCGAACGTATACACAGCACTAGTCGCGTTATAGCGCGCAGCACGAGACCGGAAAGTGAGTATGCCCTGTCGGTCTACGAAATGCTCGCCGTTCTCTGTGATGACGATATCGGCGAGAGCACTTAGCGCATCCTGCCCGCCAGTCACCATGGGGCCCATTCTGCGGGTGACACCAGTCTGAATACTGGAAGGCCCGCCATACCCCGCGTACGTCAGAATGCGCGCGTACCGCTGATCGGTCGAGTCGCCAGAGAAGGAGCTTTTCCATGCGTTGTAGATGGACCCGAAATCAGTAGGCCCCAGCGCAGTAGGAAACTCGATTGCGTAGGAAATATCGCCCTGGAAATTCCACACGGACCCGTTACCAGTCGTGTCGTCAATCCAGTTGCCCAGCGCGTCACTCTGACACCCAGTGGGATTGCTGGCGCTTGCACTTCCCCAGTGGGTTTGCACGTTGTCAATGGTGACCCATACGTCGCCAGTGGTTGCATTCATCGAAATACCGGCAAGGTGCCAGTTTCCGTCATTCACGCTTACCGACACACCTGCGACGCTCGGATAGAAGGCGGCGGTATTGTTACTGGGGCCACCCATCGCTATGTAGAACTTTCCCGCATTGTCGATGGCGAACCAAATTTGAGACCCTGAGGGCAGACCTCCAGACCGCTGCTTATCCATTGTGGACCAAATGACAGCACGGTCAGTAGGAGTCGGCCCCGCATAGCGGAACGCAACCATACGCGTCCATGTGGCCGTCCCACCCTTTGGCCCCTTGATGCCGACCTTCGACAGCGAGATATACGAAGCGGGGCCCGGAATCGGCGTTCCAGGGTTCGTGTTGGCGATCGTCACGACCGATGAAGCTGCGCCCGTGTAGGCACCCGAAGGGCTGGCCGATGTGATCTGATTTCCGGAGGTAAGCGTGCCCGGCCCATACTTGCTGGAAGAAATCGGCGCTGCCGAATAATTTCCTGTGGCGTCAGCGAAAGACTCGACCTGTGAAGGGTCCCCAAGCGTGTAAAGGAAAGTCGGGTTGCGCCGATAGATTTCCTCGGTCAGCGGGTCGCGAAGTAGTCGCTGAGATAGCAGCGCGAAAGTATCAACTCCGGTCGCCTCAACCAGCCCGAAGGTGTTATCCAGCGCCCATTTCTGGGGCCAACGCTCGACATACCCGGAGTACATTGGGTACCACGTGCCCGGCGACACAAAGGCGCTAGGTGTGGCCGACTTCTCTAGCTGCCAGGCATCTACCTGCACGTTGCACGTGGAACCTGGCGACGTTGCCACAGCAAGCCCAACATCCATGCCGTACGGATTGGCGGGCGCCGTTGCCGTGAGCGTAAGCGTGGCCCATCCGGTTGCCGTCGAAGACCCAGTGAGCGTGACCGGTGATCCATAGACGTTGGTGGTCGGAGCAACCGAGGGTGGCGGTCCGTACCAGGAAATGAACGGTTTCACATCGAGAGTCGTGGAGTCCGTGACGTTCCGCACGTGGATGGTAAGGCTGTAAGTGACGCCCGGAGTGACAGCGGGCTGAGGCGTGTGGCAAATCCGGTTACCGACAGGCTGAGACGCCGGTACGGCAAACTGAAAGACATTCGCCCCGCTGAAAGCGCTGGCGCTGGCAACAATACTGCCGCCCGTACTATCGGTTACCGAGTAGACATCCTGCCCAACGGCTCCGCCGCTAATAGTGCCAAGCGCCGAACCGTCGCCACCGTTGGCGATCCATGGATCAAGGATGTTTGCCGTAGGTGGCCACTGAGCGCGCACACGCAGCGGCTGGTACGGCCAGATATTGCCAGCCCATGGACCCGATTGATTGTTGGGATCTAGGGAACCGTCCTTGTTCGTCAGCGAGGCACGCAGCGTGCCCGACTGCACTAGGTCTAGCTCATACTGACGACCACGCTGAGTGCCCACCGTTCCGTACGTACGGCCGGTAATATCAACGTACCGATCAATCGGCGATGCGCCAGCGTTGCAGTTCCAGAGCGCGCCCCATCCGTACTCCATCTGCGGAAAGTTCGGATTGATCGTCATGCCACCCCTTCGCAAGGGTGACCACATACAGTTTCCTGTATGTGGTCACCCTCTTAGATGCGGAACTTCTGCCACGTCTGACTGTTGCGAGAGCCTAGGCGGAGCATCTCCCGCTGTAGCGTGTCGCGTAGATCCTGCTCGGCCATCACGGAGCCCTCGACGTGAACGTTTACGATGGTTGTAGAACCAAAGCCACCCGACGTGCCCATGCCGAGACTCACAGACCCTCCACTGATGGCAACTCCCCCAAGGGAGGAACCAGTTGCAGCGCTCACAGCCTGACTCACCACGTGAGCCGACCCCTTGATGCCCTCAGCGATGCCGTGTGGAATCCAGTGGCCCACTTCCTGGGCGAAAACGCGCGACGGAGAGTTGATACCTAGGAAGCTCTTGGCCTCGCTCAGAGCGTTACTCGCCAGGTTCTTCAGTGAGCTGAAAAGCCATCCTGCGCCGTTCTCGACTCCGTGAACGATTCCCTCAACGATCGAAGAGCCGATACTGGCGAACCAACTGCCTACACCCTTCACGGATTCCCAAGCTGAATGCAGACCGCCGGAAATTGTGTCGCGTATGGACCCTATGACGCGAGAAATCGCGTGCCAGGCATTTTCCAGGGGCTGAACCATGTAATCTCGTATGAGCCCCCAGATAAATTGCGCGGCCGCAGAAATCCCGCTCCAGGCAGAGGAAAGCCAGCCAGAGAGTACGCGCCACCCGGACCTAATAATCGCCCAGGAATCCTCAGCAGGTTGAACGATGGCGACCTTGATAGCCAACCACGCGGCAGCGCCGATATCCCGGATTACCCCCCAGGTCGCCGACAAGAACGTCTTTATGTAGCCCCAGACGGTCTGGGCGGACTTTACAATTGTGTCGTGCGAGGAATTCCATATGTGAACCAAAAGCGCGACGAATGGCATGAAAATGACGAGCAGAAGCGGCCACCATTTGCGAAAAAACCCGCTTATGGAATTCCACACAGCGGATGTGATATGCGCCAGAAACTGCCATCCGGCGGCTATGGGGTCGGCTACTGCGTGCCAGGCTGAGGAAAAGAACGATGCAATTGCGCGCCATCCGGACGTTGCTGCGCCAGAAATGGCCCGCCAGGCATCCTCGGTTACGCCAACCAGCCAATGCCAGGCAGCACCGAGCCCGTCCACTACGGTGTGCCAGGCACCGCCTAGCCAGTCCGCTACCGACTTCCAGTGAATGACCAACTCGACCAGGGCCACTACCAGGGCGACAATACCCACTACGATCCACGTAATTGGGTCGGCTAGCAGAGAATCGGTGAATGACCATGAGCTAACAGCCGCTGCCGCCATTCCTATAGCTACAGCGCCGAGCGCTCCCGCGAAAATCATCAGGGTAGTGTGATGCTTTGCGGCTAGTGCGGCAACAGTGGCAAAAGCGCCCATCAGCTTCGTTGCGGCGGGTAGCAGCGTCAGGCCGATTTCGATTCCCAAGGCTTGCATGGAACCCTTGGCCTCAGCCATTTTCTGGTTGAAGGTTTTCTGAACGTCGGCCCAGCCTTCGACTTCCTTACCGCCCTTTTTGACGTGCTCGGCGATTCCCTTGACGTTGTTCTGGAACGTCTGCATGTGGGTGCCAGTAAGCTCTAGCGCACCCATCATGGATTTGGTGCCGCCTACCATCGTCGCCAAAGCGCCAATATATGTTTTCTGTGAGCCCGTGAGCTTGTTGAGCTGCCCGTTGAAATCCTTCGAGTTCGAAGCGGCCTTTTGCAGCGTCTGAATCAGCACCGTGCCGCTTGGCCCCATGTGCTGGGAAATCGCCGTAGTCAGCTCATTCAGCGTGTAGGCAAGACCATGAGTCCCAAGATCCTTAGCTACCTGAGTGGCATCAAGACCTAGCCCGCGCATAGTCGCTGCGGCCTTCGCCGTGGGATTGGAAAGCTGGCCGATCGTCTGCCGAAGATATGTGGCAGCGACGTCAGCACTTGTGCCCTGGGCGGTCATGGTCGCCATTGCGCCCAGAACCTCATTCAGACCTACGTGTGCAGCCGCAGCAACAGGCAGAATGGACGCCATGCTGCCCGCTAGGGCTTCCATGTTGGTCTTGCCCTCGGCCTCAGTGGCTACCAGGGCGTTCATGACCGGAACGGAATCCGCAGCGCTCAGCTTGTAGGCGTTCAGCGCGGTAGTAACTGCGTCGGTCACAGTGCCAAGTTCGGCCGCACCCACCTTCGCACCCATGGCGGAAGTCTTGAGCACCGCCAGCGCATCGGCCCCGTGATATCCGGCTGACTCAACGGTATAGAGTCCGGTCGTTAGCTGCTGAGTGGACTGGCCGACTTCGCCAGCCATAGCCAGCACACCGTCAGAAACGAGCTTCATGTTGGCCGCTGATTCACCCGCGCCAGTGCGCACGCGGGTCATGGCAGTTTGAAAGTCACCTGCCATATGAATGGTTTTGACAGCCGCAACTCCTGCGGCTACACCGATACCTAGAAGCGCTCCCTTTGCGACCGCACCAAGACGGCCCATACTTACGGCGCCTTCGGTTTCGACTGCGGCTAGCTCAGTCTTGACGACCGCGACGCTTCGGGTAAATCCCGTGGTACTACCTAGAAACTCAATGAAAACGGGGGGTAGTGTGCCCACAGGTCCACCCTCTTATTCAGTCGCCCCTCTAACGGGCGCGTTCAGCATTGCCTGAGTGGCCAAAGCCCATTCCTTCTCCCAAATGGCGGGCATTTTCGGCTCGGCCTTTTTCACTCCGGGAGCGACGTACGGAAACTTTCCCTCAATCGTTTTTCGGTACCGATTCGTGTAGCTCTTCAGGCCACCAGTGCCGACACCACCCCGAAAAAGGTCACCAACCTTTTTGGGACGCTTCACAACACCGACTGACGCCCGTAGGTGCCCGGACAGACTTCCTGGACCCCCAGACTTGTGCACGACATGCGGGGTGAGATTCAGGTTTATGCCCGCCGACTGATACGGGCGTCTACCTCTGCGATCCCACCTGGGGCGGCCACGCATGCCGGATCTGATAGACGACTTTGCTACCGTCTGTGTCCGCTTCAGCGCCCGCAGCGATGCGAGGTCAACCCGCCGCAGCATGCTGCCTAGGGCGCCTTCAATTTCAGGCATGCCCTTAATCCGGACAACCATTGGCTCATCAGCCATTAGCATCCCTTTCCTCGGCATTTCGCCGGGCACGCGCTACGGCGTCATCTACGGCTAGTAGCCAGTCGAGTTCAACCGCCGATTCCTCATCCAGCTCGGACGGACGACAGCGCATGAGGGTGCACAGTCGCCACGTCCGATATTCCTCAAGAGGCAGCGCGTCGGGCGGGAATTCGAATGCCCCCTCTAGTGCCTGGCTTAGGCGCCAGAGGGAGCGATAGGGGAATCGGACTCCGCCGAAACATCAAAGTCAGGGAGGAGCTTTGCGAGATAAGGTGAACATTCCTTGCGGAGCGCATCGAGATCCTCCCCGGGAACGTCCTGCACGCTGTCTAGGGTCACCGCGAAGCCGTACGACCACCCGGCAACCAGGGCGACCACAAGAGCGTCATTCAGCTCCTCAAGCAGGTCGAAAGCGTCGCCCATACCGGCTGCAACACGCAGCTCAGCCTCAGGGCTCAGCTCGGCACCATCAGCCTTCGCAGCCACCTGAGCTTCCTTGACTGCGGCTGCGAATGCGGGACGTGCGGCTAGCTGTGCCCGAATGCGCTTGATGGGGCGGCGCTGCCGTTCAGTGACGTCAGGCACAGCGCGAAGATCGGCAGAAGCGCCCGAAGGCAAATTAACGTGAATCATTTAGGCGTACGTCCCCGATGCAATAGCGTTCTGAATGGTGGCCTTGATGGGCGAGTAACCGCCGGAAGTTCCAATGTCAGTACTGTTGGCACGCGCAGTGAAAGACACGGACAGTTCCACATAGTCTTTGCCACGCCCAATGTCAGCGGCGCTGTAGGTCACGTTCGTCATGTGCAGCTTGACCTGAATGGCGTTCGCCCCAGCACCAGCAGCAAAGTTGATGTCCAAAGCTGGCTGCACAACAGTCAGGTAGTTCGTTAGCTGCGTGTCGTCTTCCATTACTAGCGTCATCTTGCCGTCGACCGACACAGGGCCCGACCAAATGTTGCCCGGATTTTGAGAGCCAGCAACGGGCTGGACGACAGTTACGGGGCGCTTGATGGAAACTTCACCATCAAGAACAGTCGTAACGGGTGTGCCGCCGATAGAAACAGCGCCAGCCCACGCAGCAAGGGGCGGAAGACTGGTGAATGATGGGGTTGGTGCAGTGGTTGTCACGGACGGAAACGCAGTTGCCTTAGCACTATAGGTGAGCATGCTGTCGCCGTTGAACTTGAAAGACAGCTCGCTGAACTTGGCGCCCGGGTACTGTCGCGTACCGGTTGCGTAGTAGTCAGTGAGCGTGTAGCTCTTCGGCTGACCATCGGAACTGTTCAGTACAGCCATGGCGTGCGTGAACGGGGCGCTTGCGCCAGTGGTCGACACATCACCCAGCACGCCAGCGAGAAGCCAGCCGATAGTGTCAGGGAAGACGTCGCCACCGAAATCAAAGGTCGAGTGCTTCGGCCCCGCGATTTCGTTGTAAACCGACACCATCGAACCGCGCAGTCCCTTGTCCTGAAGCAGGGTTAGCGATTCTTTAGGGGTGGGCTTATCGACAGGTATAAACGCGGCAGCGGCTACCGGCATACCGATGGATACTTCCTTGGAAATACCTAGGAAGCTGAGATTAGAAGAGTGCGGCATGGGCAGCCCTTAGAGATTCGTCGGTTCAGGGTCATTGGCGGGCGCCTCTGGTACAGGCTCGGGATTCTCCAGAGGTAGCGGCGCAGCACCCTGGGGCGTGGCGACCGAAGCCCAGCGACCATCGGCGGGAGCTTCCGCGAGAGCTAGCACAACGCCCGGGGCGGCCATAATGCCCAGCGTCGGGTAATAGCGTTCATCAGTGCCGGTATAGGCAAACAGAGGCATAGGGGTCCCTCGGGGTTGGGCACATACAGTTTCCTGTATGTGCTTAGATGCGCGTGTAACACTCGACTTCGATAGCCACCGTGCCGTGCCGTCCCATGTGCTTGTCGTCCCACGTGACCTCATGGGCCGCTGTCTGCGGGCGGGACGTCAGCACTAGGCCACCTAGCGACGGATCGGATCGGACAACCGCTATGGTCGCGTCAGCCAGATCGGATGCACGCTGGTACACGTACTGGGGATCGTCGTTGCCGCGAAATACGTCAATCTCGATTTCCACCGTGTAACGCTCTTCGAGCCATCCGGCGCCACCCCCGCCAACCATGGAATTCACACTGACCGTGCGGTGCACCTTGCCAACCGAGACAATGTCGTCCGGCTGATCGGGTCCCGGTTCGTCGTAACACACCAAAAGGCGGGCAGTCATTACGTTCGGGTCCGGTGCGAGATTCGCAGTTAGCTGATCAAAGAGGTACTTCCGCACAGCGGGTGATGTTGAACCAGGTATAGGCATTAGGCGATTCCCGGGGGTCGGCGCTTCGGACCCCAAAGCTCAATCACGCGGTCCGGCAGCGCAAAGCCCATGGGTACACCTAGGCTTTCGCCATCCATTCCGGCGCTACCGAATTTGGGTCTGCCGCCATTCTGGGTTTGCTGCCAAAGATGCCGAATCAGTTCAAGGGCGCCGAGGCGGATAGTGAACGGAATCTGACCGCCCGTTCCAGCGGTATACACGAGCTTGATGTTCTTGTTGCCAGCGGCAAAAAGTGCAGCTTCCCCGCCGAAGGTGCGCCGCGTAATCTGGCCTGAGGCGTAATCCACGGTGTACGCGAAAGCGTTGCTCTGCCCGCCTAGGGGCTGTTCGGTCAGCGTGAAGCCCGAAAGCCCGTAGTACTCGGTCACGGACTGCACTGAAGCAAGCGGCAGCCAATCCGGCTGAATAGTGGACCGTCCGCCGCTGAAATATTGGGTGTGCTGCTCCGGCAGGAAGGGGCCGCAGACATCTCGCGCCTGATCAGCAGCGGTGAGGATGAAACCCTGTAGTTCCTCATCCTGCCGAACGTCGTTCAGCGGAATATTGAGGTGCTTTTTCACCGAGATCAGGTCGACCAGTTGCTCAACACCCTGAGGGCGGACCGTGAATTGATCCTCATAGGCCCAGCCAACGCCCGTGCCGGTTGCAGTCCAGCGCACCAGCCACGTACCGGCCGAGACAGACGGCACAACCGCGCTGTACGCCCCGCTACCGGCCGAACTAGCCGTAGGGGTGGTAACGGTGCCTAGCGGGCTGGTGACGCTCACAGAGACGCTCAGAGTGCCCGTAGCGGGGTTGCCGCTGTCGTCCAGCGGAGTAGCCGTAAGGCCCACGTCTTGGCCTACGTAGTAAATCGTCTGCGTAGTCAAGGACTCCCCTAGCGGTAACGGCGTGTCTGGCGGAGCTGTGAACCCTGCCGAGGATTGTGGGTTGCCTTACGCGGGTGCCGCTGATGGACTACACGGTGAATCGTCTTGCGCTGCACCCGATGCAACTGACGGTGCACCTGTTGGCGACTAGTCGCGTGATGTACCGCCTGACGGTGGTTACTGACTCGTCGCCGAAGCTTTCGCGAGAGCCGAGCACTCTTGCTCGTATGCCGGGCCGCACTGCGGTGCTTAAGTACCGTTCGGCTGAGCCGCTTTCCACGTCGGTGCGAATGCACGAACCGCGACATGTGCAACCGGCGGGGGTGGCCACGGCGATCCATAGACCGGCGAACTGCACGCCTCAAGCGGTCATAATGAGTCGCCATGGCCACCACCCAAAGGGTTTAGAAGGTCGGAGCGCCCAGGTTCTTACCGGTGATAACCGAGATAGAAGCCGGGTAACGGCCCGCCTGGAACGAGACGTAGTTGTACAGGCGAATGAACACAGACATGTTGTTAGCGTAGGTCTGCTCAAAAGCCTCAGCGCGAACGTGGGACTCCCACAGCATGAGGTCAGCCATGCGAGCGACAATGACCGCATCCTCATTGGTGCCAGCACCCGCAGTCAGGTTGGTCGGGATAAGCGCATCCACGTAGACCGGAAGGCCCAGCATGGTGCCCACGTAGCCCTGAGAAGCAACCTGGCCCGCGTTACCCAGCGCGTTCATGGCATTGCCAGCGGCAGGAACCACAAGCGGACGACCCTGCCCATCAACCTGCGTGAGCAGATAGGCCCAGCGCACCGGGTGCATGATGATGGTGTCCGGCGGCAGGTAACGGCTGGTGTGAATCTGCTGAATGGCGCCAGCCAGCTTGCTGTAGAAAGTGCTCGCCCAAGTGGCGGGGGCCGTAATCGTGGCGGAGAAATCGACAGCGTGAACGCCGGAAAGGGTCATGATGCCCGTGGGCTGACCAGAGGTACCCGAGCCGTTCAGTACCAGGGTGTTGAGCTGGCGCGCATAGTCGGCAGCAAGATCCTGTAGAACAACGTCGTCAATGTTCAGCGGCGACTGCTCAATGAGCTGAAGGGAAACCGTCTGGCCACCCGCAACAGTCGTCACGCCGGACGAAATCGAAGTAGTCGTAAGGTCGGTGTTCTGCACAGCGGTGTTCTGCGTGCCCTGAACCGCGACAGCAGTACCCGTGTTGACCTTCGGAACGTTGATCGAGTCAGTACCGGCCGGAAGCGGGAAAGTCGGCGTCAGGTTCGCGGTAATGCGACCAGCACGCGCAATCTTGACGAACTCGCTCTCAAGCCACAGCGGAGGAACGAACTCGCCACCAGCGCCATTTGATGTGCTCAGCGCACGCTCTTCGGTACGACCCTTGTTATTGCGGTGCAGTCGGTCGGTAGCGTCCCTGTCACCCTTATTGCGGGAAAGGTGTAGGTCACGGAAGTACGAGCGACCACCATTACCGGACCGATAAATCTCAGGCTCGGACTGGACACCATCGCCAGCCTTCGGCGCATAGCGCTTAGCCATTTCGGCCGCAGCGTCGTCTGCCCTTACCTGAGCGTCCAGCTCCTTGACTCGCTCATCAAAGGCTCGAATCTCAGCCTCGCCAGCGTCGAAGCGGGCAGTTTCGTCATCGGAAAGGCCACGCTTCTCCGTGGTAGCAGTGCCGACCAGACCATCAAGCTCGGACTTGACAGCGGAGCGCTTCGCGAGTAGGTCAGCGATCATTTCGCGCTTGGACAATTTATCTCCTAGAAATTCAGCGCGCGTAGTCGCGTCGCGAAATGGGAAAGGTCGGCGCTGTCTGCGCCCTCAGTGACCTCAGGAATGGCGCCAGCTAGTGCCGTACGAAGAAGCTGGGCAGTCTCCGGGGGCATCTGCCCATCTCGGAGCGCCAGGAAAGCCGCCGCAACATCATGTGAACGCAGTACCGCACCCGCCGTAGCAGGATTAGCGCCAAAATTGACAGCGGAAACGTCACCCTTATGTAGATCAACATCGGTAATATCGCGCTGCGACCAGTCGGGCGACCACTCCTGAGCATTCACGCGGAAAGCGAAGCTCATTTCATCGAGATCGCCGCGTTCCATTGCACTGCGAAGCGCCTGAACATCGGGATTACGCGGGTCTAGATCTGCCTCCACATGCAGGCCCCGAGAATCCTCAGCAAGCCGCATGGTGCCGCTCCTGGTCCTAGCGAGCGTGAGCCCACCGTGATTGACCTTGAACGGAACATCAGCCCCCGCAGCCAGCGAAGCGGCGAACGCTCCCCCACGGATAACCTCTGTGTAGGGCCCTAGGAAATCTTCCATTTCATAGGGTGTGTTCGTCACCGACGCATAGCCGGTGAATCGTAGATTTTCGCCGCCAGTGCCGTTGTCAAGTGCGCGAAGGTCCATGCCCTCAAAGGGCCGCTGACGATTCTCGGTCACATGCTGACGCTGAGAGCGAATAGAGAAATCTGTCATTACAGCACCGCTCCCAAAGCGTCGGCTGAAGCGGCGGACTTCCCCGCCTGCATGTCCTTAGTGGGCTTGACGTTGCTATTCAGCGGGGCGTCAATGTCGTCTCCGCCTTCGATCGGCGGGAAGTTTTCCAGCGCACGAATCTCGTTGGAGGTGAGAATTGCGGCAGACCGAGCCACCGCATAAACGGCGTAACGTCCGGCCGCATCTGTGCGGAGCAGACCATCAACGTTGAATCGGGCCGTCTGGGGCTTTGGCAGCATTGCTGACCAGGCATCCTCAAAGCGGCCGAGCCACGGATTCAGGGTGTAGGCAAGGAACCCGAGTGCCTGTTGCTCAATGCCGGTACCCCAGCTCGTGGTTTTGTCGACCTGCCCGAGCATGTGCGGCGGCACTCCGAAGAGCATCGCCATATCGAGGTTTTGCGCAGCACGCGTACCAAGGAACTGGGCATCTTCGGGGCTGACACTAATCGGCTTCCACTGGGCTCCGCCCGACATAACACCGACGGTAAAAGTGTTCTTCAACCCAGCGTGAGACGCCGTGAAACCTTCCTTGAGGCCCCGTGCGCGTTCCTTGTCGAGATCCCCGGGCACTTCGATGATGCCGGACATGTGAGCGCCAGACCCAAAGAAGCGGGCGCCAAATTCTTCAGCAGCAAGGCCCAACCCGATTGACTGACGCGCATAGGACAGGACACTAATTCCGGTCGCTGCCTCAGGGTACGAGAGCCCCAGAATGTGAATGATGTCTTCGGAGTCAACCGGCATCCGGTCGATTTCGTATACGCGGGCGCCCGTCTCGTTGAACTGACAGCGCACACGATCGGGATGCAGTACCCGCAGCCGAGTGGGGCGGCCCATACGGTCCCGAGAGAGCACCAGGCAATAGGCGTTGCCACGCAGGAGCAGCGAAACCATGAGTTGCGATAGCCCTAGGCGACGCGTCGGATATCGACTGTCGTTCGTCCCGCCGAAGGGGTCAGCGACGATGCCCGGCGGAGGTTCGATGGTGCTCCGCACTGTCCCGGCCGCCTTGACAGCATCAAAGGGAAGACCAGCGACAGTATCGGAGAGAATCCGCACGCACGCCGACACAGAAAGTAGCTGCATCGCCGTTTCGTCGGTGACCTGAACGCCAGCCGCAGTAATCGCCTGCAAACTACCGTTGGAAGGAATCGCCCAGGGATCACCAGCGCCGGACGGGGCATAGAAGCGCTTTTGCATCGCCCGCTTAATCACTGGTCACCCACCCCGCAAGCAACAGCGCGAGACCAAGCGTCACAAGGCCAGCGATAGGCGCCCACCAAAAAGCGGCCCCGACCAAACAACCGAGACCGCTGATATCAAAAACATCTGAAGTTGCACTGCGAGGTATTCGGGCCCGTAGGCCGCTTAGCCGCCCCCGCCATGTGGGCTTGTCCTTATCCATGGCCCTCCTATAGGTCAGCCCACGAAAAGAACTGCGGAGTGGGTGCTAGTTCCGGTTCCTGGCATGCACGGTCGAGCGCCATCACAGCGGATACAGCCAAGTCAATTTTTCGGGGCGAGTTTTTTGCGTCTTTGGTGATCCGTGAGCCCCGATTGTCCGTGCGAATGACACAGTTCCCAAGGTGCCGCGCAAGTCGCTGGTCACCAGAATGCGTAATCGTCTTGTTCATGACCGCTTCATAGAACCGCTGTGTAGCCGGGACCATGCGCGCGGGACTCTGCGGGTATTCCACAACGGGAAGGCCCTCATCTTCGAGCACCTGATAGGTACGGGCCCAGCGGTAGGGGTCACAGACGATTTCGCGCACTTGCCAGCGCCGACAAGCGGCCTTGATCTCTGCCTCAACGTCCAGAATCGGCACGGCCCAGTCATTACCGGTGCCCTGCGGCTTCTCCCACGCTGCGACTACGTCAATATGTGGGGCTTCCTCGCCCTGAGGGCACGTAACAACCACCAGCGCCGTGCTGTCGTTGTTGAAAGACCCGTCAAACCCCAAGACAACTTCTGCGCCATCAGGAATGGCGGTCTCGGAGCTTTCGCACGCCTCCCACGATCCGCCGGGCAGCCAGGCTTGCGCCGTGCTCACCCATTGATTAAGGCGCTTCGTACGAAACTCACTCTCGGGCGTCCGCAGTACCGCAGACTCGAAATCCTCGCGCGAGACGATGTCATCAAAGCCAGGATTCGAGGAATGCCAGACAGCGGGATCAGTGTGAACAGCGCCTTCGGGGGCGCCCCACCATGCCATGAAGAACCCGGGGTCATCGACTTCGCCGGAAGCGACGCGCATACCGTGCTGATAGAGCTGGTAACACGTGCTGTCAGCGCCGGAGGAATCGGTCTTGACACCCGCAGTGGTAATGCCGACCATCATGGGCTCACGCCGGGCACCGCTGGCTAGAGCCATGACGTCCCATAGTTCGCGGTTGGGCTGAACATGAACCTCATCGAAGATGACAAGGTGGGGATTCAAGCCCTCTTTGGTGTACGCCTCAGCGGAAAGCACTCGGTAAACGCTGCCCGTTGCCGGTAGCTCGATCGCGTCGCGATACGTCTTGAACATGCCCGAGAATTGCGGCTCCATCTCGACCATCTGCTTAGTAGTCGAGAAAACAATTCTGGCTTGCTCCTTGTCACCTGCGGCCGAAAAAACCTCGCCACCACGGGGCCCGAAAGCCAAGCCGAATAGCGCAATACCAGCGGCTAGGGCGCTCTTACCGTTCTTACGAGGCATGCCGATTAGCGCGGTACGGTGCCTCAGCCGCCCATCAGCGCGACGGGCGTACAGCCGATTCATGAGATCTATCTGCCAGTCCCGCATAACCAGGGGCTCACCGGCATTACCGCCGATGGAATCCTTAGTGATCCTCAAGAACTGCGTGAATGTTGCAAAGTCGGGGCCGTCGCCGCTGGCCATTTCCTCAGGGGAAACCGGGGTGCGGTACAGGGGCTCTATCACTCATCCACCCTGCGCAGAACCAGGGCTTCGCCATCCTGTCCTACAACCACGTAATCAACGCCGAGGACTTCGATGGTCAAGCCAACCCATCCAACCCGCAGGTACCTAGGGTCCGCAGTTACAAGAAGTTCAGGCGTAATGGACGTGTAGGCTGGAAAGTGGTCTGCCGTTACCGTGCCGTCAGCATGCGCGGTAAACGATATGGTTTCAACGCGCAGCATGATTACTCCCTATTGGACCGCCTAGCTAGCATTTCCTCAAAAGCGTTCCGGGCCTTTACCTCGGCCACACCCATTCGGGTTCGGTCAGTCGGCGTAAGCCCTAGGGCGCTGAAAAGTCGGGCTATCTCTGTCTCGATGGTCGAGAGCATGCCGACCAGAGGATTTGGATAGGCGTAGCCCTTGTCCGTGTACAGCACTGGCTCACTGCGCGACAGATCAGCGAGGAAACCAGCGCGACGGTCGTATTTCTCGCACAGCAGGATCAGTGTGGGAGTGTCCGAGTCAGCCAGCCAGTGGGCACCGCCAGTGACGCGCTCCCAGAGCTTGCGCCCGGCGTCTTCCAGGTGCATCGGGGGGCGATTCTCGACAGGTGCCACGGAGCCAACGTCGGCAAGATCCGGCATAGCGCGCTGACCAGGATTTCCGAGTTTGCGTTTGCGCTCATTTGGCACGGGGGGACGTCCGGCGACCATTACCCACCCCCAAAGGTGTAAAATAGGGCATTCTGGCCAACACCCCCCGGGTCAAAATTTCGCAGCCATGTCTCCCCTTAATGGGGCCGGGTCCATCAGAGAGTAACCGTCAGACTTTTGTATGCCCCCATACTGCACATAATGTCCGTATTGGTGCTCACGATGTGTAATAATTGCTGCTCACAGCCACAGGGGGTCACAGCGCAACCAATGGTGCCTACTTGTTGTGTTTGCTGCTGTTACAGGCTCTGCATAGCACTCTGAGATTGTCTGGCTGATCACTGCCGCCCTTAGATCTAGGCACGATGTGGTCCACAGTGAGATCAGTAGCAGCATGCGGAGCTACCCCATAGCCAGGGCAGTAGTAGCCTTGCGAGGCAATGTGTTTCTCAAGGACCACGCGCGCAACCACGCGCCAGGCAGACCCATAGCCACGGGCCGTGGAAGACCCTCTACGGCGCTCTAGGCGGGCAGACCACACGGCGGCATGCTCGGGGCAGCGAGAAGGGTTAGTGGTTAGCCGACCACAGTCCAAGCAGGGTCTACGCGGCAAAACAACCACTTCCAAAAACCATTGTTTCCAAAACAACCACGCGCAAAATGATTAGCGCGCGTTTATCAAGCGGGCCAAATCACCGGGCGTCACATTGCCTGGCGCACGATCAGGGAATAGCTCAACGCCAGCGCTGGCATACGCGTCAGCAACCAGCTGAGAACAGATCATGTGGCCACTATCGCTGACGTAGCGGCGAAGCCCCTTGAAGGGCAGCCCCAGACGCTGGGCACCAATGGCCACATAGTCGAGCCACGAATACGGCGTACCGACCAGCGCACGACCAGCGGCCACAATCGCAGCACGCTGACTATCGGTAAGCGGCAGCTTGCTGTAGACGGCACCAGGCCAATCCGACTCGCTATAGATCTTCGCTCCGCCAGGCTCACCCTGAATGATCTGCCCATTGTCGAGAACAAGGAAGGCGTGCGAGAAGCGCGAAGGGCAGCCGATCAGGCGCTGACCCAGCGAAATGAGCCTTCCACCCATGCCGCCGATCCGGACCACGCCGAAGTCTCCGGGTGTCGCCACTGGGTCACCTCCAGTTTCCTGTATGTGGTGGGGTTGCGCCGAGACTGCGCGGTCTGATCTACTGGCCTCAGCGACGACGAAGGAGCGCGATGCTCAGCAAGGGAAGCAGGGTCCGAAACACCCGCTGGAACTACGAGGGGACTGTAGAAAGCCACTTGGGCGGCACCACGTACCTGATTCACGCCGACAAGCCGGGCGGCATCTACACGCCAGTGGAAGCTCAGGAAGAGGACTTGACGCCACTGGTCGCCGAAGAGAGCCCGGAGACGCGGGCAGTAATGCGGTACCTGAGTACCGCAGTGCGCATGCACCACACAATCGCAGACAAACTCAGGCTGGACTCCATGGAGCAGTTCCGCGCAGACGCCACGCGTGCACTCGGGGATGCCACAGACGTAACCGGAGCCGAACTCAAGGCGGCCGATTGGCAGACCGTGTACAACGAAATCAAGGAAGATCGCGGCGAATGAACAGCAGTGAGCCCTAGCCATCGTGGACTGACTCAGCCACAGTGAAGCCCCCAGCCGATGCGGCTGGGGGCTTTTGCGTAGCTGGTACCCACGGGGAGATTCGAACTCCCAGACTTCGCGTCCTAAGCGCGACGGCTTTGCCAGATTTGCCTACGCGGGTATGCGGGGATGCCGGAATTGAACCGACCCGCCGCCGTTTCGCTGCACTGACTAGGTGCTAGCTACTCGGGCAGGGCTCTCCATGAGCTTTCCCCTGAGGGCTACGCAGACCGGTCAAGGCCATGCGTTAGCCCTTTGCTGGCGTGGCTGGATTCGAACCAGCGCACACGGCTTCGTAGGCCGCTGCTCTATCCACTGAGCTACACACCATGGTGGCGTGGGGAACGTATTCCCACTCGCCAGGTACTTTCCCGGATGCGTGCGCACACAGTGCCGGTATCCTCCCTGGCTCAACGCCCGCGCCCCCTACCGGATTTGAACCGGTGACCTTCCGGACGACAACCGGATGCTCTCGACCGCTGAGCTAAGGAAGCTGGGCCCTGGTGCTCAGAACCGTGCCGCAGGCACAGGAGCACGCTCAGGGCGGTTCGAGAGAGTGTCCGCAGTCCGCCGGATCGTAGAGTCTTGATGCGCGGGAACATCCTCTCTCAATATATATCTAGCGAGTCGAATGCCAGTGCCGCTGAGGGTGCCCATGTAGAAGTGTAGGTTTGAAGGTCGGTTCGGTATTCCCTATAGAAACTCTTATGGATTACCGAAGTAGGGTCTCTTTCTACACTTCTACATTGTTGCTGGTTAGATGGTGTGTTCTGATGGTGTGTCAGCAAGCTTGCTACACACTCCGTGCGCTGACACGCCGAAGGGCGCCCGCTAGCCGTAGCCAGGGACGCCCTTGTGTGACTCAGGTCACCCAGCCCACTTGATCGTGACGCGCGTGTCCCCGTTGAACTTGCGCTGATCATTACCGCTGCCTGCACGGGTAATGATCACACGGTCGATAGCCAGCCGTAGTAGATCACGCCTCAGGCTTGTGTCTGCGTCCTCCCACGCTTCGCGCGCTGACTCTTCGTCCAGCAAAAACGAGATGTCTACGCCGCTTCCGCCATGCTTCCTGACTGCAAGACTTGCTGCGTTGTAGTCGGCCATGACCTCTTCGTAGGCTGGCTCAAAAAACCTTGCGGCTGGTCCCTCGTACAGTCCCGCTCTTCGGTCTCGTAGAAGTCGCTCGATTATGGCCTCAGCCGACTTGAGTACTGCTATGGCTTCCGCCAACTCTGCTGTCTCGTTGGGCTTAGTTAGGGCTGCCCAACGAGACGCGACAGCCGCCAACAGAGGATCTTCAGCGTCAGCGTTAGTGAGACGTGCCAGCCAGCACTCAACTACGTACTTTTCCAGCGGGGGCCGGAAGACGCTGGCGGGGTTTTCGCAGGTTGCCCCACTGTCCAACGCTGTAGTACACGTGTAACTGGTGGATGACATAGGCGCTGATCTGCCACAGGTGCACTGCGTAAGCCCAGTAAGCAGATGAGCCGCCTTTCCGGCGTACGGTGCCTTCGGCTTACTGTGACCCTTGAGTGCCCGTACTGCCCTCTTACGCCTGTCATCGGACACCAGGGGCTCACCTACCCGGACGCGCTTGCCCTTGGCCGTTACGTAGATGACGCCTCGCTGTTTGCCAACGCAGTGCACTTGCCAGCCTGAGTACGCGGGGTTGGTGATGATGCGATACACGGTGTTAGCTGCCCATGCTGGCTTACCCGTAGGTGACGGAATGCCATACCGGTGCAGCGCACGGGTAATTGCGCGAAGGCTCAGGCCCAGTGCAGCCAGCACGAAGATGGATTGGGCCACTCGCGCCCGTGTGGGCCCCTCAGGCGCCCCAGGAATGGCCGGACGGGTGTCAGGTACCAAGTGCCTAGCTTCGTCCGCCACAAGTCCATATGGGGTCTTGCCGGTTACCCATTCACCGTGGTCCCGCTGCCATGCTTTGGTGTCCGTCACACGCTGGCTGATCCTCAGGGATTCGTCCCGCGCGTCTTCCGCCTTCCACATGATCATGCGTCGGTGGTTGGGGTCGGAACTGTCCAATCCGTCCTCACCGAAGATGATCCGTGCGCCGGTTTCACCAAGGTGCTCAAGGACGTTCAGGACAGCTAGCGCACCCTTGCGGCTGAAGCGGTCAAGCTTGTAGCACCACAGGGTTTTGATCTCGCCGTTAGCCAGCGCCAACAACGCTTTTTCATAGTCTGGGCGCTTTACGTCTTTTGATGCACTCAGCGTGTCTTGCCAGACATGTCTGACACGCAACTTGTTCCAGGATGCCCAGTCCCGACCCCGCTGGATTTGGGCATTAGGGGACAACTCGCCACGTCGGCCAGCGAGTTTCACCGATTTCCGGGCGTAGATGTCTACAAGATCATCAGGGGTGGTTTCCTCCACTGCCTCACTCAT